CGGGGTTCGTTTTTATTGATTAGCAAACACCCTGTGCTAACATAGCGGTAGCGCAAGGTCTCAGTGTTTATGCGGTTTTTTCTTTCATTTGTATATTACGGGCATATTACCAACGAAGTCCTTTTCGATTTTATACCATCTTACATCGCTTTAGGCTTTCCGTAAATATGCAGATGAACAGAATCCGGTTTTGTCTCCGTATGCCACATAATACCAGCGTGTTCCGTTGTAGGTTGTGTAGTAACCATAACACTGTACCGATGATCCGGCTGGCATTAAAGTGATTGCAGTTTTCCCAGTTCCGGCTCCAACTCTCAGGTACAGATTGCTGGTTGTTTTATATTTTCCGGCGATTGCTGCATCTTTACTTCTTGCACTCTCAACCTTTGCTGTACTGCCCGACACTGCCGGTTTGGATGTTGATGTGCCTCCGCTTGGGGCAGATCCATCTACAGAAACAACGATAACAGTATGACCTTTGCTCTTTGTGACCAGAATGTCTCCTGGTTTAAGGACGGTTGCAGATGTAACGGAAACTTTTTTAGCAAACAGACCGGATTTTTCTAACACTGACGGCTCCGTTGCGGTGCTAAAGGCTCCCACGTCAATGCCGGTTGCCTCATAGATACATCCTCTTACGAGGTCGCTGCAATCTGTTTCTGTCTTTTCTCCGATTGCTTTCATGTTGCCGTACTTTTTAAGCATTGCCATAACGGATCTGTGTGCCTGACAGTAGCCGATATTGTTGTTCATGCAGGCATCCCACATTGCTTTAGCAACTTTCTTTGCGTATTCGTCACTCAGGAAGCGGAGCATATACCATCCTTTGGTATGAACATAATAATTCTGTGTGCTTACCTCTGCGCCATCCTGATCTCCCGGCTTGCCGCCGGAGTATTTCCCATTTTCGTCTCTTCTTGCACTTCCAATAATTACTTTCATCGTCTTTTCCTCCTTTTTCACTGCAAACTGGTTATAATATTCCTTGGCATAAGATCCTCTGGTGGCTTTTACTTTTTCTCCCTGGTTCTTTGGTTTCTCATATCCAGTCAGGACAACATCAGATGCCTCCTGTGCTGAGGTCGCAGATTTGAGCTTTTTCAAAACACCCTTGTATGCACCAGATAATTCCTCCCACAGATATTCCAACTGCATTTCTTCGTCTCCGATGGATTTCCCTTTTTTCTTTGCAAAATTGAGAAGATTCTGTTTTCTGCTCCAATAAGTCCACTGAGCATACCCATATCCAAAAGAGTCTCTGATGAAATTTGCATAGCTGCCGTTGTCTACTGCGGCAGTGTAGGTAGCATCCGTATATCCGCTTTTTTTCTCACAACTGTTCTGCAAGTTTCTCGGATTAAAACCACTCTCGGCTCTTATGCTCGCCATTATGCCGGAAATAGCATAATGGTTAAGTCCCTTATCACAAAAGAAGTTCCATGCTCTCTCCTGCGCCGTACTGCCTCTTAAAGCCATTGTGCATCGCCTCCTAAAAGTAAAAGCCGGATGCGTTCATGCACCCGGCTCATGGCTCTTAAATATTAAATTACTGTTTTTCAATCTGTTTGATCTGCTTGATTGCCTGAATAACTTTGTCATATCCGTTCGTGGCAACTAAAAAACTAAGATACGCAAGGGCAATAAGTTCAACGCCAATCTTTGCGTTAAGCATCGTTTCTGTGTAAATCAGATACCCGGCGGACAGTGCCACGGAGATAACGACTGCGGTAACTGCTGCCATCACGTTTGATGAGTAGTCAACCGATTTCTTATCCAGAAGTTTCTTGATTCCCTCAACGGTAAGGTTTGTGAGTAATGATACTGCGAACAGTGCTACAATTAAAAATTCCATTGTCATAATATGACCTCCTATCCTACTGCCTCATCATCAGAGGCTTTGTGTGTGGTTCCGTCTTTGCTTATGACGGTGCTGTTGATTGGTACTGAAAAACTGAGTTTGTTCTTTTCAAAGATGTTCATAATCGTATTTGTCCCAAGGTAAACCACCAACGGAGCTACGATTTCTTTGACGATTGTGCTTGATACATCCACCACCGGGTCCATACCTATCCATGAGAGGATATAGGAACACGATGTAAGGATCATCCCATGAGCCAATACCGCAGTAGTGGCTACCTTTGCATAGGTATTCAGGCTTACTTTCTTTTTCTTCTCTTTTCTCCGCCTACGCTCCCTTTTCTGCAGGATGTAAAATGTCACGCAAGCTGCAATGTAACCGAGAGCGAAACCTATAAAAATTTTAAGTATCATCTTCTACACCCTCTTTCTTCTTTTGCGGTTCTGTCGGCAGTCCTTTCAGATCTTCGATTAAGTCTGTCGCAACATCATTTCCGCCAAGTATGTGATAAGGTTCATACATCCTTGTGGCGTTCTCTCGTGCGTATATAGGGCAGTAACCCCTCTCAGACCACTTATTGTATGTCTGGACGATACCGTTTCTTAAAAGGGCTTCTACGCCCTTGTCAATGGCTTTGTTTTTTAAGTGCTGATTGTACATCAGCTTCGCCATCACGCCCATTCCGCTGATTATCAATCCAAAAAGAAACTCGATCCAATATTTCACGATAAAATCTATCATTCTTCACATTCCCGTCTGTATGATCTCAAATCATACTCAATTAAATCCATCTTCTGATCCACGTCGTTTTTCATATCATCGAGTTCCTTATGCAGTTCATCCGATATTCTGCACTGCTCAATGATTTCTTCCTGCTTTTTAATTATTTCAAGCAGTTGTGTGGTTGCCTCACACAGCCTATCTACAATGACATAACTTCCATCACGCATGACTTTCCTTTAACTCCTTTGCTTCACAGGTGATCTTTTGCACCAGATTGTAGGTGTCGGCGTGTTTTATCGAACCAATTCTACTTGTAAACGATTTGTCGAAAAATTCTTCCGTGATAGTTCCATCTTTGAAATTCTTCATAAGGCGTTTCAGTCTACGCATAGCATCCTTTCTGATTCTTCGTAGAGTTCCAATGCCTATATCCAACAAAATCCACTCCGTTCTTTGCATAAACAATGGTTGTTTTTGGATTTAATTGTAATTTAAGAACATCCGCAAGGAATATTTCTATCTGTTTCTCCCACCGTTTCAACTGTTCGAGATCTTCTGATATAATCACAAAATCATCCATATATCTCATGTAATGTTCCGCATGAAGTGTATGTTTTACGAACATATCCAATCGGTGTAAATACACGTTGGCAAATAGTTGGCTCGTAAGATTTCCAACCGGTATACCGACACCGTCCGGGAATATCCCATTATGGTCTATTATCCGGTCAAGGATTACGAGTAAGTCCTTGTCTTTAATGTAGGTTCTAATTTCTCTTTTCAGAACCTTGTGGTCTATGCTCTGGAAGTAATGGTGTATGTCGGCTTTCAGTACATAGACTGATTTGCCTTGCACAACTTCCAGATTATATAGCCACCTTGTCAACTGCTTGCTGGCTCTGTGAGCACCTTTCCCTTTTCTGCAAGCGTAGGAATGGTAGATGAACTGATGCTCAAATATCGGCTCTATGTAATTGACAATCATATGTTGGATAACCCTATCGTAAAATGGCAGAGCCATGATTATACGCTCTTTGGGTTCCCAAACTTTGAATACCTTGTACTTTCCAGGAGTATATGTCAAACTTTCCAATTCCCGGATGGCTTTGCTGAGGTATTCCTCTCTATTCGCTTCAAACTCCAAAACCTCCGGTCTGTACCTTTTGCACCGCCTCGCCTTTTGATATGCGATCAATGCGTTCTTCATGGTACAGATGTTTTTCATAAGACCTGTTATTCTCTTCATAAATAATGCTTACGCCACACTTCCTTCGCTTTCGCTACTATTTGGCTTCGCTGTTTTAAGTTCGCCCGGTTTGCACGGGTCGGGATAGCCGTCTGACTATTCAATAAATGATTATCAAATAATCCTTGTTGGCAAGCCGTAGCTCCACCAATCTGACAGTTTTCTAAATAGTCACAGACGCACCACACGCCAATGTTCGTGTTCACGTTCCACGGATAATTGTTGCAATTCACAGTCCGCGAACCATCGTGAACCCCGTTGTTCCAATTGCCACCGCCAATGAGCGCGTGCAAGCCACGGAGCGACAGTGCGAATTAACAGCTACCCCAAGATAGTTGCTTATTTTGATTTCTTTTCCTTTTGTGCCTTGTTTATTAACCCTCCGATATACGCACCGAGAATACCGATCTGTGTTGCACAATATTCGTATACTCTGTCATTCATTGCGGAATATTTAAGATCGTGCGACATTCGGATTTTCCGAACCAGTTTTCCTTTCAGCCTGTCGGCTGCATAAAGGTGGCTGATTGTTTTTGATTTCTCGTATGCTTCTATCTCATCCATGATTCCGTCTATGCTTTCTCGTATATCCTTTTGCAGAGTGAATTTCTCGTAATGTGGCATATCCCTTACTTTTCTGTGGAGATATACCGAGAGATCGTATGCCATCTGGTGTGCCTCTGTATGAACGTAGTCCATTTTCAGAGTGGAGGGATTTTCATATTTGCTTTCGTATGCCATTACACCCAACCTTTCAACTGCAAGGGACTCGGCTTTCGCCGGTCCCCATCAGCTTACAGCGAGTCACAGACGCACCACACGCCAAAGTACGTGCTCACGTACCACGGAAAAGTGGTGCAACTCACAGTCCGCGAACCATCGTGAACCCCGTGGCTCCAACTGCCACCGCCAATGAGCGCGCGCAAGCCAGTGTTGTTGGCCATGTAAAGCTGGCCAACTTTCTGACCGCTCATAACGTCATACCAATTCCAAGCTGAGCCTGTCGGATCATGGATAAACTCATCCAACCACTTCCAAACATTTCCTACGAGATCCCGAACGTTCGTTGCAGAAACAGCGTTCTTGACATTTCCGCAAGTGGTTCTTGCTGTATTCGAGGTCGCAGACCATGCGTAAGTGTTGTTGCCATCCTCTCCCTGTGGAGATCCGTATGCACCCTTACAGAACTCGGCGTAGGTAGGAAGTCTTTTTCCTACTCTCATAGCTCTCTCATTGGCGATATACCAGTTCAATCCCTCTGTTCCAGTAATCGGCACAACACCCTTTTTGCTCTGCAAACCACTGGCTCCGTTATCGGATGAAAGGTAAATATCGCCCCAGAACGGTCCTATGAATACCATTCCGGTAGGATCGCAAGTAGGTCTGTGGAGAAGAGTCCAAACGGAATTAGGTACAATGCCCTCCGCTACGTTTGTTTCCCATCCACTTCCTAATGCTGCGCCTGATGCGCTGATTGGAATACCGGAACTATTTGTTTTTCTGACTACGCCGTAATGGAAGCCGCCGATTTTTCTTGATGTAACTGCCGTATAACCGTTTGGATATGTCGTATTAAGGGAAATACGATACTGTTCTGCGGCAAAGTTCGTGGCATCTCCACCGGTAGGATCACAGATATAAATGCAGTAGTCCTTTCCCACCTCAAACTTAGTTGCTGTTCCGTCCAAGTTGCTCGCTGTAAGAGTGGTTTTTTCTGTCTTAAAAACAGAATTACCTACCGCAATCAGAACTCCTGCGATAACAGTAAGGGAACCGTTCTCCATGCGAATAAACTTCTTGTCAGATGCAACGACATCGGACATAAGCGCAAGTTTCGGGGTGGTTATCTTCGCAATGTCATTTTCCATTGCTTCATCATAACCGTAGAATTTACTCATTAGCCAATTCCTCCTTGATCTGATTCAGTTCTTCGGCTGTCATGCCGAGACTGTCGTAAATGGTGTATGGTGCGGTAACTGCGATTTCTGTTGCATCCACAGATACCATAGCGGATGTGGAGATAACGGTCGTTTCCAACTGCTTCTCTCCTGTAATCTCATCCGGTTCGCCCTCTTCGTGTGTTACGTTTGTGATTGTTACCGTCTTATTTCCGACAATCGCCTTTGTATTTGCTTTTGCCTCAGCACAATAGTGAATGGTAACAGTTTTCTTATCCTCTCCTACCGCAAGAACCGGGCAATGAAGATAATTCATACTTTCAAGATCTTCGATGGCTTCCAACAGATCTTTTGCTGCAAATGCGCCATCATCCACCAAGGATTTACAATTTCTAATATCCTCGGCGGTTGCAAGTCTCTTAGGGAAATCTCTCATTTTGTCTACCTCCGTTATTTATTTACATAGCTTCCAACAAATCCGTCCACAAATGCCAAACCATTTCCGTCCATGATTCTGAAAGTCTTATGTGTCATAAGATCTGCATTGCTGATTGAGAATGTCTTTGGTGCGATCATGTAGTTATCATTCGCAATGCTTATGGTGTATTCTCCGGCCTCAGTCAGATATAACGGCTGAGTAAAATCTGTAACGATGTATTTGTTACCGGATGTTACATTTTGTACAGTTATTGCAGCAGCAGTTCCAACGGTATCGTTGAAATGTATCTTCACTGCAAGGTTTCTAATGTGGGTTTCCACATCGTTAATTTCATTCTGCAATTTTCCGGCTGCATCCGCTGACAACTGATCTTTTATCATTGCAAACCATTGATTAAACAAAGTTTCCTGATTGTTCTCAAATGCCGTCATTTCTGCTGTGTAGTCCTTTTTTAACTGCACCACATCCGCATTTGCTGTTGCCTGCAGATTGTCAAGGAAAACATTGAATGTATCGAGATCCAAATTTGCCTGTTTATTGAACTCTTCTTTCTGATTCTCGAAAAACTCTGTGAATACCTCGTACAAATCTGTTCCATTTTCCAATGCTGCCATGATTGCATTGACCGCAGTGTTGATACGGTTTGCGTCAAGCGCACCAAAAAACGACTCATCATATACTGTGTACTGTGTTACATCTTTTACGGAATAACTTCCGTCTCCATTATCAATAGGAATGAACTTCCGCAAGCCGGACCATACGGCATCCTTATAGTCTGTCTTTAATCGTTCCCACGCCACTTAGAACACCTCCCTCCTTATCCCAAAATTAAAGGTAAGCATCTGCCGACCTCTGTATTGGTTTAATAGCTGATTAAATAAATCTAAAATCAAGCTTTCGATACGATTGAGTTCGTTGTAGTCGAATATCTTTCCGTTTGCCGTGTACAAAGGTGCTTCTCCAACATCCGGTTTGAATGTGTTTGCGGCGATAAGTGAAATATTTTCCTCCAACTGGTTTATCTCATCTGCGTAAAAATATTGGTCTTTGCTCCTATCGTCTCCAAGATCGTTGATAGAGAACTCCTGATACATTGCAACTGCTATTTCTCTAAGGTAGGCAAGATTATTTTTGATGCGGTTGAAATCTTCCGTGTTGAAACGATCGCCGTGATATATACCGTCTCCATCCGTATAGCCGTACCAATCAGTTTTTGGAGTAGTCCATGAACCAGAAATAGAAACAACCATTGTTTCCGTTGTGCTGTTTCCGGCAGAATCGGTAGCTGTTACCACTGCCACATGATCTTTTTCAGACCCATCAATGCTTGCTGTGGCTTTGTATACCGTTCCAACGGAGTGAGAGAAATTCAGTTCTGCATCATCAAGTGTTCCAGTAACCTTTGCTATATCCGCCATCTTTCTCGCCTCCTATCCTTGCGTGTATCTGCCAACGTATGACAGTGGTAACTTATCAGGAATTTCCTTATCCGATATATTGGCATAGGAGCCAACATAGCTGCCGACAAATGCGAACCCTTTTAGTTCTTCAACAGATACGGAAATGGTGTATTTTCCTTTTGTCTGCACCGGGTTCGGCGTTATCGACACATCTCTTACTAATATGTTAGCTGCCATGCCACCACCTAATCTGTTACCGATACAGAGATTACATAGGTTGCCCCAACATCTGCCGGGTTCGGAGCCAATGAAACATCTGAGATAACTGGTGCTTTAGTATCGAGAGTAACTGTTCTTTTGACTGTGGTTGTTCTTCCAGCCCCATCTTTCGCCACGATAGTAATTGTATTGGAGCCATCCTTTAAGGTAATATCCTTTGAGAATGTACCATCGTCATATACGGTCACTGCGCTACCATTGATCGTCAGTGTAACCGGACTGGACGTAGCATCATTTGTGGTTCCGGCAACTGTTACGGTTGTCTTGTTTGTGATGAGCTTGTCTACCGGGCTTGTAACTGATAACTCAGGTGGAACGGTATCAATCTTGAATGAAACGCTCTTCTGAGTAGCAGCATTGCCGTCATAGTCTGTAGCTTTGACAACTACGGTGTGTGAGCCATCTGCCAGTGCCGCCGTAGGTTTATAACTGCACGAATAACCGGATGATGTTTTTGTCTTTGTAACACCGGATATTTCAGATCCATCAATGAGCAGCTTAATTGTGTCTGGATTCACGCCAGAATCATCATCCGTAACTGTGAAAGTGATCGTAGGCTGGTTGCTCGTAAGTAACTGCGATGCCGTAGGTGCTGAGATTGTGATAACTGGTGCTGTTTTCTCTTTAACGGTAAGTCTCAGTTTGCTTCCGAGAGTTGCATCGGATTGATTTACCGATGTGCTGTTGCCCGCCTCATCTGTGGCGATGATCTGCACTCCGTAATAATGTCCTGACTGATTGTATGAGGATTTTGCCGGAGCAGTCAGTGTTGCTTTGTAAGTCTTTGATGCGCTGTCGTATGTGAGTGTTGTAGTTACACCGTTTACGATAGCTTTAACAGATTTAATAGCCATCCATTTTCCTCTTCCTTTCTTCCGTTATTTTTCTGATACCCTACGGGCAATTACCTTGCCGGACAAACTCTGTGAGAAGTTCACAACATGGCGGTAGATATTTACTTTTAATCCGGGACGGTACGCATTTTCCTGATACACAATATCGTTTGCGTCTATCTCTGGATTGCCACGGGTATTGTACTCATACTCAATACCGGCGTTATAGTAATCTCCAAGCCAATCCGCCAAGTGATTTGCTGTTTCCATATCGCTTACGAGAGGATTTTTCCATGTGATGGTCTTTCCTCTACTGTTAAGTGTTTTTGTGGCATACTGCTCAACAATGTTGTATCTGTGTCCTATAATTTCAAACTGGTACTTGCCAGTAATCAGAAACTTAACCATTACATAGTAATCTCCACGTTCAATGATGCTTACGTTGGATGCTGACCCATTGAATGTTGCCCGGCAGTCATAAGTTGGATCTCCGAGGTAATATGTCTGCACATCCCCTTTGGTTGCTTCTGTTTCTTCGCTAATGAGTGTTTCTTCGGCTGTGCCTTTCTGGTATGAGTAACATGGCACTCTGACCGCCTTAACAAGCTCCTGCTTGATTGATTTCGGAGAAGAGGTCATGTCCTGCCTTTCCATCGTAAAATCCGTTATATCGCCAAATGAGAAGTAATCTACAACAATTCGATTGAATGGTTCTTTCGTCTTAGTGAACTCAATCTCCATCAAATCAAAATCATCAAAATCGTGGTGGACAATCAGTTTCTTGGTAATGTCTGCCGTTATCTCGTACTCGTCAACCTTTACCCCATCATTGAAAGTTCTGAATATGATGCCATCCGGCAGTGAAGATCCGAACATCAGTTGCAAACCATAGTACATACAGGCGGTTTCCTGTGTGATGTAAATGATAGGGTTTTGTTCAAACAAACAATCTTTCCCGGACTGCTGCAATGAAACATATCCGGTGTATTTGTCTGCCTTGCTTTGGTTTTCCGGCAGATAATACATATCCGCAGTTACGGTTGTGTAGTTATGAGAGAACGAAGCATATTCCTGTTTTGCCACTTCGCTCTTAATATTCCTCACATGGGAATACTCTGTCTCTCCGTTGCACGTTATATCGTACTCAGGGGCGAATGATGATTTTATCTGCGGTCTGCCGTATCTGTTCTGCGATAGTACGCATCTGCAGGCATTGGCAATAATCTGTAATGCCTCTTTGTGTTTTACCCTTGGTATTGGGTTTTTGGTTTTTGACTTTTTGAGGTATGGGTCAATGTAATACTCTGTAATTCCTGCGTCTTGGAATATCAGTTCTGCCGCATGATAATATGTGATTCCTGCCGGAGCATAACACCCCTTGTAATATTCCTCATCCATGTTTCGGAAGAGATCCTGGCATCGTATCGTTGCGGAGTAATCATCACTTTCCCATGCGCTACACTGTAGCTTTGCGCCTCTTATCCATTCGATTGTGTCTGAGTTCGGTAGCTGATAGCCATACCAGACATACATCTCCTGACCGGTCTCCAAAAAGTTGATTGCAGAGTTCGGATTGTCAACATTAAAATACTGATCGTAGTTCTGCAACTTAACCATGAAATCTATTTGCGGAACATCCTCACAAATCGGGGATATGTAACTGTCTAATTTAGAATCCATAATGTCCTCGTTGTAGTACACGAGACCGTAACCCAACTGGATTGAATATATCCTCAGTCTGGAATATGGATTTTTCATCTCATAGAAGATGAATTTGATATAGGTGGTATTCTCTAATACTTGTTCTGTACTAAACTCTGACATATCATTGTCGGTAATCTCTATTCGCTGTCCGCTACTTGTCAGAATGTCAAAGCGCGTAGGATAAACCTCTCCAAAATTGATAGTCAGACCTTTAATGTCTGTTGCCACAACATTCAGTTCGATAAGCAGCTCATATCCACTTTTGGGAATCAAAGGCTTGCTTATCAAACCGGTGTCGTAGTAGTTGCCGGATGTATTCTCTCTTGGAAGAAAATACATAGATCCGTCAACCTTTGTGAAATCATGTTCGAGTGTGGCATATACAGTGTCCTCTTTTCGCTGACCGAATAAGCCGGTCTGCTTTGAGTAATAGGCAAAATTGTTTCCCATGACGGTTGCGTTGGCCTGTGCTTCCTGATTTACCAGACCAAATGAAATCATCATGTATGACCGCTCTCTGAGAGAGCTTTTCATGCTTGCCTTGTATTCATTTGATACTTTCTGCATACGCCATCACTCTCCACAATCAATAAGGTTTACTTTGCAACTCTGATAGGTAATTGGATTTCCGTCTGTATCAATCCAATATGGTTCTGCCGTCCTATCTCCGGGGTACATCTTTATTGTTATTTTTTTCATAGTGACCGGATCTGGGAAAGTGACATATACAAAAAACGCACTCAGCACCGTAAGCATCCGGCTCCACTCTGCTGCCGTCAGCCACGGCCATTCCAGAGTGTCGAGTTTGTACTGATCTCGCCCAACTCTCTGTCCTACAACCGTACCGTTGGCATTTCTTCCGGCATCCACCATTGTAGATACAGTTGGCTTTGCCCCACGTTTAGGAGGGGGAAAGTCATAACCATTTACTGATATATAAGCCATTCCATATCCCTCCTTTACGCTCCTTGGAAGCTGTAACCGTTGGCATTGCGCTGTGTGGTTACTGCATCCGTAACTGTCTTTCCACCGATTTCAACAATCGTCTGTTCTTTCTTATCAGCCTGTGTCTTGGTGTTCTTGGAAATCTCACTCACAGCGGTTGTTATTCCAAGATCGTCCAGAGCCTCTTTGATAGCTTCTTTCAGACCGCCGCCGGAATTAAGCGTTGCCTGCACGGTTCCGTTTGTAGATACCTCCCTTGTCACACGCTGCACGATTGCTTCATTCGTGAAATCACTTCCATAATTGTTGCTGTATTCTTTCAATGCACTGTCATTGATTTTCAGACGTGTTCCGAGGTTCACGTCCATATCAGCGAATGAATCTACCCAGGAAGTGACAATTCCTTTTGTTTTCTCTCCCTCTTTCTCTACGCCGATGTTATATCCCTCTACGGAATATGCACCTAATCGTTTGAATACTCTGGACGGAGAGTTAATATCCAGCTTGTCTTTGAACCATGAGATAATACTGCTGCCCCACGATTCAATGTTGTTCTTACAGGTAGAGTACAGATTTCCTATACCGTTCTTAAAACCATCTACCACATTTTTTGCAATGTCATACCACTTGTCATAAGAACAGGTATTTGTGAACCACGTTTTTACATTAGAAGCCCATGTTGTAATGTTGCTCTTACAAGTCGTATAACTGTTTCCGATTTTCGTTTTGAAGCCGGAAATAATATTCTCTGCATAGGTACTCCACTTAGAACTATTGATGCCTCCAAAACCACTATCAGAGAACCACGTTTTGAGGTTTGAAGCCCATGTTGTGATATTGCTTTTCGTATCTGTGTACGACAGTCCTATTTTGTTCCTGAAACCAGTTATGATATTTCCTGCATAAGTGGTCCATGTGGCATTGTTGATATTTCCGAATGAAGATCCAGAAAACCAATCTTTCAGGCTACTCGCCCAAGTAGTAATGTTGTTCTTTGTGGTGGTATAGGTGTTTCCAACCTTTTCCCGGAAGCCGGAAATGATATTGTTTGCGTAGGTCTGCCAAGTATTGCTATTGATGTTTCCAAAGCCGCTGCTCGTATACCATTCCTTAACTTTGCTCGCCCAGGTTGTGATGTTATCTTTTGTAGTGGTGTATGCGTTACCCACCTTTGTTTTGAAACCAGTGATAATATCATTTGCGTAGGTGGTCCATGTACCGTTGTTCACTCCGCCGAATGAAGAACTATTAAACCACTCCTTTGCCTTTGAGGCCCATGTGGTAATATTGTCCTTGGTCTGTGTATAGGCATTTCCCACTTTCGTCTTGAAACCGGAGATAATGTCATTTGCATATCCGGTCCATGTTTCCATGTTGACCCCACCAAATGATGAATTGTTGAACCACTCTTTGGCCTTAGCAGCCCAAGTCGTGATGCTGTCTTTCGTGGTGGTATAAGCATTGCCTATCTTGTCCTTAAAGCCGGTTATGATGTTCTGACCGTGGGTTTCCCAAGTCTCTTTGCAAATCTTTCCAAAGCTCGTACCTGAGAACCAGTCATTGACCTTTCCGGCCCACTCCGTAACTTTTGCTTGGCAGTCTGAGAATTTCTTTCCGATGCCTCCATTGAAAGCAGTGACAAGATTGCTTCCAAGTGTGCTGAATACGGTTGAATCGGATGAACCGCCTATGCCAAATATTCCTTTGACAACATCTGTCACATTTCCGAAACAACTCAACGCTGTCTGCAATGGTGCCGGCAAAAGGGATTTAGATATTCCACCAAGCAAGCCACTGACTATTTTCTCTCCGACAGTATTTATTTCTCCATCATCAGATCCAATTCCAAACTTCTTAGATATTCCCTCTACAATGCTTGTTTTCAACTGGTTCCAAATGGCGGTCCATGATACCCATTTGAACAAATTCTTGAACGTCCACTTGGCTGCAAATACCTTAAAGACTGTTTTGAGGATTGTGTCCCAGTCAATCTCGGACATTGCCGTTCCTACGCCCTTTAGAAGTTCGTACCAATCTACCTCGTCTATCAAAGTGTTAATCAGTGTGCATACACCAGATATAAGGGAATTGATTGTGCCTCCGGCTTCTTTCCAGTCGATAGTCTTAACTGCCTTGTTTATCGCACTCGCAAAGTCACTTCCGATTTTCTTGAAATCTATCTTTGCAAGGAATTTTCCAAGACCGCTGAAAAGTGTCTTGATGCTGTTGCCAAGCGTTGTGCCTACGAGATTCCAGTCGATCTCCGTAATTGCGGTATTTATATTTGTTCCAAGTCCCTCACAGAAAGTATCGAAACCATCTTTGATGGTATTCCAATCGAGTTTTTTCAGTGCTGTGTTGACACCGTTTGCAAAGTTCGTAGCAATATCTTTCCATGGGAAAGTCTTTGAGAAATTCAGTACGGCAGTAAATACACCATTTACAAAACCGGCGAATGTTTCTCCAATGCCAACATAATCAATTCCGGCTATTGCATTGCCAAGCAAATTGCCGATTGCGGTTCCGAGTGAAGCCCAATCCAATCCGGTAACGAATGTCTTTGCAAATAGAATCGCTGAGTTTATTGCATTGGAAATTGCTGTTCCAATTTTCTTCCAGAGATCTTCTGTCTGCAGGGCAGCGTTGATTGCATCTACGATACCCTGTGCAAGTCCCTTTGCGGTTTTATTTATCAGAGTCCAGTCAAGAGTATCTAATGCACCAATGATAAGATCTGCTATTGCCGTTCCGAGACTGCTCCAATGGAAGTTTTCTACAAATGAATCAACGAACTCAAATGCAGAGTTAATAGCTTGCGCTATTGTCACACCTATTGATGTGAACAATCCAGGAGTTTCAAGGAAACCATTCAGGAATGTCGCAATGCACTTCGCAATCTTTCTCAGAGATGCTTTGATGCCGTCCCACTGAATGTTATCGAGGGCTTCTTTCAGTTTCTCCCCGAACATTCTTCCTACATCGTAGAAATCAGCTTCATCCCAAGCATCCTTAATCATCTGTGCAAGATTTTTGTACTTATCCGCAATCTCGTCTGTTTCATAACCGCTTCCATCGGCTCCGCTGTTGCTTCCACTGCCGCTTTTATCATCACTTAGGATGTTAAGCTCATCTATGCCGGTGGTAAGGTTCTTTGCCGCCTTTGCAGCACCATTTAAGGAATCTGTATAATCTTTATTCTGTTTTATTGCCTTGGTATAGAACTTCTTACCTGTGAGTGCTGAGAAGAACTGTGCCAATGCGTTTGTTGCTGCAACGAGCTTCTGAATCAGATAATCCAGAATCGGAGTAACTACATTCAGTATTGGCTCAAATGCAGTTGTCAGTGATGCTCCAAGCTGTCGCAAATCGTTGTAGAGCAGATTTACGTTTTTGTGAAACTCTGTTCCGGCTCTTTTTGAATAAATAACAAGGTTATCGAATCCTGTTTTTACGAGTTCAAATAGGTGTGTAAACATTGAACGTAATAACATGAACGTTCCAAGTCGGATGATTGAGCCGAGTTTCTTTGCAAATGCACCAGATTGTTTTTCTGAAAATCCAAGGCTCTCTCTCACTCTCTTTTTGAGTTCCTTGAATTTATTTATAATTGCAGCAATCCCAGAACGGATTTTGTTCACTACCGTTTTCACGGCAGAAATGATTTTTTGTGTCTCGTTCTTTACAGCATTTGCCACTTGCCTTACCGCATTGATGATTGCAGTAAGGATTGTCAGGATAATACCAATAATCGGTATCGCCGCCTGAACGGCTTCAAGACCTACCGCCATAGACTGGAATCCGGCATTTGCCGCCATGCCCCCAGTTTCAATGGCCGGAAGAATTGATGCAATTCCACTTAATATAGAAGAAAAGGTTCCAAGTCCACATTTCTGTGCTGCATCCCCTATGGACTTAATGGACTTTGCCACATCCTCCATATTCTTAGGAGACTGTGAAACCGTTTCCTTGAACTGCTTAAACTGTTCCTGTGCCTGTCTGAGACCATTCACAGCTTCCTCATACTGACCGGTATCAAACCGTATCTTTCCACTCTCCATACCGCTGACAGTGGCTTTGTACTTATTGATCTGGTCTATGAGTTCCTGAATACGTCTATTAGCCGGATTTGTGTTTGCCTGATTGAGACTTTCGTTTAAGTTTGTCTGTCCGGCTGCTGCACTTTGTCCGGCAGTTCCGAGGTTGCTTTCCTCTTGTGCCAACTGGCTTGCCGCTGATGCGGCACCGTTCATTGCTGCCTGTGCCTCTTCTGATGCAGTCGCAACGCTTTCTGTGGCTGCCGCTGCTTGCTGACCATTCTCCAAAGGCTGTACACGTCTCTGTGCCCCCTCAGAATCAATTCTGATGCTGACGCGATTATTCGATCCGAGGTTTCCAAGTGCTGTGCTGACTTCCTTTACAGTAGCCGCAACCTCTTTTAATTTCGCCGTATCAACTCCTGACAGAGACTTAATGGATGATGCAATGCTTCTCATACCACTTCCGGCATTTTTAAGATCATCTCCAACGCCGGAGAAACCACGCATTACATCAAGAATCTGTTTTAACTTTTCTGTATCTAATCCCTCAGTGATTTTCTTCATTGAGGTAAGAGCTTTTGTTACTTTATCAATACCACCGTCTGCCTTATCAGTGGTGGCTTCTATTTCCAATAAAATGCTATCTACTCTGTTATCAGGCATTTTGCCACCTCACTTCGTAAAACCCTGTCCGTGGGTGGTATTGTTTGTCCGTAAAATAAGAAAACATGGGGAACTGCGCCGGACTTGCGCTGTTTCGGTTCGTCAACCTATCCCCATGTAATCAGCTACTTTTCTCTTCGCTGTCTCAATCGCTTATTATGTTCTGCGGCAAAGGCAGCGAATCTGTCTGCATCCGTCATTTTTGCTCCCGGCGGTGCGTCCTCTGTGCTGTTCATGCTTCTTGGTTGGCTTGGGTATGCCGGAGCATTTCTGCCAAGGAAGATTGCCATGGCATCTACGACATACGAACCAACGGACCACGCCAACGTATCTAAGGCTGTGGCCTGTTCTTTCGCTTCCATTTCTCTCTTCTTTTGGAATGGCTCTAATTTCGTAGGGTTTAATGTCCAAAAGGTCTCATAGGAAACTCCATAAAGGAGAGCGTTGGGAAGCCAAACTTTATTGATAATCTCTGTAAATGTTTTGTATTTACTGAGATCTATTTCCTCTACTCTGTTGCCGCCTTGGTTTTCTTTCCTCCGCTCTTCGGAGGTTCCTCGGCTTCCTCGCCAAAACCCGCGGTTTTCATTGCCTCCGTAAAGGCTTCCATGACTTCATCCATGGAACCGCCGTACTTCAAATGTTCGCTCAGTATCTTTCCGGCTTTTGTGAGATCCTTTGTGCCGGTAAGGACTGCGATGATCGCTCTGATTGTCTTAAAAATCTTCATGTTCTCTCTGGTATCATCATCCAGAAGTCCCATTACATCTACATCGTGATCTTCCAGATCACACATAAGGTTTGTAAAATCGAGATCTGCTACTTTAATCTCTTTAGGTCCATTCGCTGTCTGTAAAATCATACTTATTAACCGTCCTTTCGTTAATTTGTCCTATTTGTACGGCAGAGGATTATTCCCCTGCCGCTGTTTCACTTATTCACGCTGTTACATAATGAAGAGCCTCTTCGCCCTCATCAGTAATGGAGAATGACATTTCTCTCGCATTGTTGGAAGATCCGCTTGTCGGATATACTGCCATAACACCGGCCCACTCCCATTTGCCGTCAACACCCTCTTCTCCAAACCATAACTGGTATTTATCAACTTTTCCTGCTTCCTGCAGATCCAAGAGTTTCTTGTAATCAGCTTTCTCATACCATGCTTTGAAAGCAAGATCCCCTGTGTCCTCGATACCGTTAATGGTTCTTTTCTTCGTATCGGAAAGTGTTGTAACATCGAGTTTTTCCTTTTCTCCACCGAGATCCGGGTACTCAGTAATGTCGATCAACTTCTCAAATGTTCCGGGAGCATCTGCTTTCTCGTGCATGAGATATGTCACATTTGTACATTTTGCCATCTTCGTTCTACCTCCTTGTGTTTTCCTTTGCCTAAGAGGTAAAGCCTTGAATTTATTAAAACCACCGGCAGACACCAGGCGAGTGCTTTTCGGGAGCGACCCTAGCCGATGGAGTTAATCATGTTTCCAGTTTTGAGAATCGGGTAAGGAATTGTGAAATGGAAGTATCGCTTACATTCTCCACAGGGGAGAAGTAGTCGCAATGAAATCCAATCCCTACCATATATTCCCTTGCGGAATTTGCTAACTTCCGCACTTCTGAGGCGGATTTGTTTGAATAGAATTTGACTTCCAATCCAAGATTGATACCGTCCTCTGTATTTGAAAGTGTGGATAACGCTCCGTCTCCGCCTATCTGTTTGAAATACATATAGGGGAATGACGGTGGTGCAGCTTTATACACCTGTCCTCCTTTCAAACTGCTGTATTGTTTCTGCAAGTCTTTCAGGAGGTTCGTAAAATACAAATTCACATTGTCCTTAACCATCCTTGAATACCTCGCTTGCTATTTTTTGTGCTTCTTTCCTCAGATATTGCGCCGTCTCATACATGAATGGTCTTGACGGCATACCCTCTGTAAATCGCCATGTGCCATCATCAGCCGGATAATACCAACCCTCTCTGCCGTCTTTCGTGGTAAAGATTGTTGCCCCGGAATTGTATGCCCAGTTCATTATTGCCTTGTACTCTTCGCTTGGGTGGGAGTTGTCCCTACCCTTTACACCAGTACCAAACTCAATGTACTTGCAATACCCTCCGGCACTTATGATTCCAACTCCCTCTGCCTCATCCAGATAACCGATAATGGAAGATCTTGCCGTACCGGTATCAACCGGAACTAACTCCTGTGCCTTTTCAACTCCGAGGTCTGTAAGTCTCTGTATAAGTTTCTCTGCGCATTTGTGTATACGCTCTTTCCGCTTTTCCAGTTTCTTAATAGCCTCATCTATGCTGTCCGGGTCAAAGGGATTGATCGTTATTTTGTCCTGCATGGATATTCCCCTTAATCTTCCGTATCGCCCATAGATTCTGTTGCAAATCATGTTTCGGGCAGACACATATATAATCCGGTTCTGTATCTGTGGAACCGTCCTCGTTGAGAATAGGAACCACATCTATGAAGAGTTTTGAGTATTCATCAATCGGTAATTTCTGTACGGTTGATATGGTCTTGTCGTAGACAATATCTTTACCAAATGGGGAGTCCTCGGCATTTCCTGAGTTCGGACTTACTCTCGCAAGTACACGAACCGGATTTGAATACTTCGGTATGCTCTCCCCGGTAAGGTTGCCATCCTCGTCCACTTCGTCCACCGTTCCGTCATGGGTCTGGTAATAAAAAGGGACTTGGTTCAATCTGAGGTCTTTAAGTCTCAGCTTCGGCATTGCCATCCCTCCTTAACAGACCGACATAGGTTTTGGGTGGGATCTTCGCCAAGGCCAACTCAATATCTTTCTTGCCTGTCTGTCCCCAGTTCCGGGTAACTCCAAGTTCTGTGTGAGATACAAGTCCGCCCCTCGCATCGTCAGAGTTTATGGCTTTCGCCAAATCATAGATTTCAAACTCATACCGGTTATAAAACCTCTCCAACTCTGCCTCTGTCGGAATATCATCATCCGCCCAAAAGTGTTGATTTGCAGCCTGTTTCTGAGCTTTCACAAGGAGGACGGCAATCTGTTCGTCAGTGAGAGTTTCATCATCTAAAATGACTTTCAACAATTTAGCGTCCATAATCCGTCCTCACTTTCTTACCCTTGCTGAGTTAAAAACTCTGCGATCAGCTTTGCTTTTACGGTTTCTTTCATGTCATACCCACGTTCCGCTGCGATAGCCTTAATCTGTGCTACTGTCAGGGCGTTAAGTTCTTCCTCTGTGTACTTCTTACCAGTAGCAGTCTCTTCTGAAACCGCATCCGTTGATGTGGAAGCAGAAGAACCAACTACCTCGGAACTACCGTTAAGGGTATGACCTGTTATTCCCCCTTTGTGCCAGTTGTACCGGTTGCCGTGATCTTGCTAGGAAGATCTGTGGAAATATTAGTGAACTTCGCACTCATCCACTCAGGACCGTGATCCAAACCAATCTGTCCGAAAATCTGATATGTTTCTCCTGCGCCAGTCTTTGCAAGCTGCTCCAGGAAGAAATTGCCCTTGCCAGGAACCATCTGATGAACCGGAGCCATGATGGACGGATCGAACAGAACGGCTGTACCGGTAGGCATAGTATCAAACAAAGCAACTGCCACTTCTCCAAGAGGGGTAACTACTGTCTGTAATTTGATACCGTTCACTTCTCTTCCAAGGGGAACGATTGTAAGGTTGTTCTGCTGCGCATCAAGGTTAAGCTGCAACATTGTAGTTGCATCAACTCCGAGAACAATGTTGTCTGTCTTTGCGCCCTGATCGTGAATGGACTTTAATCCCTCTGCTACAAGCCAGTATGTGAGAGGCTTTTTAGCAAGATCAAGTACGTTGGTTGTGATAGCTGTCAGAAGTCCTCTTGTTTTATTGGCCTCTGCATCAGTAGTTGCCTTTGCGTACTTTCCGTTGATGAATGTGTACTCAATATCCTGTGCGATCTTTGCCATTCTACGAGAAACCTGAAATGCAAGCTCGTCCATAGGATTTGCCTGCTGACCGGCCACATTGATGCCCTGCAGTGTACCCATGTTACTCTGCTTTCCGTAAGAAATCGCTACGGATTTCTGGAAGATCTGAGTTACATTGGTAAGCTGGCTTCTAGTTACCATTTCCGGCTGTGGTGCAGTAAGGGATGCTGTTTCAGAAATCTCCGGCTGTTCGCCTGTTTCTGTGTTGTACTCCTGACCGCAAGTAAACTCTACATGATTGGTTACAAGAGGTCTTGCGCCAATCATAGTAGAGAACGGTGTTGCTGTCTGTCCTTTAGCGAATAACATTCCGCTAAAATTAGGAACAGCGAATGATGTTGCTGTGCCCTGTGCCATAATTCATTACCTCCTTTAGATTTATGCCTGCTGATTGTTAGCGGCACTTTGACTTAATATTGCAAGAATCGCAGCCTGTGAATCGCCTGCGTCCATTGCCTGCTTAATCTGTGCTGAATAGTCAACCTGACCTACGTTTCCAGACTGTGGTGTAGGCATCTGAGCCAAATACTGAGCGCGGATTTCCGACTCTTTCTGTTTGTCTCTTTCCGCCATAAACTTAGTGATGTTTCCGGTAACAACATCCATGCTTCCCTCATACTCTGCTGTTGCCGTTGCCTTTGCCATTTCGGCCGGCATACCCATTCCTAAGTAACGCTCCGATGATTCCGCTACCGCTTTGAATTTTTCCAGTTCCTTGACATAAGCATCTCTCTGAGCCTGCTGTTCCGCTTTTGCCTCTGCCTCCTGCTCTTCGGCTGTCTGCTTAGCTCTAAGCTGCTTGCGAAGATTTGCTTCTGAGGCGCAAATCTTATCCTTGTCAGTTTTCAACTTTGCGTTCTCCGCATTGACCTGTGCAAGCTGCGCCATAAGACTTTCAACGGTCATTTCTCCGCCAGAATTGTTTTCCTCATGATTCTCTACCTGAGACTGCTGCTGTGTACTAGATGCCTGAGTAGGCTGGTTCTGCGGTGTAGCCTGAGACTGCTGCTGTGTCTGGTTCTGAGTTGCTGTGCTGTTTACATCTGCCATAATTGACCTCCTGCGTTTGAACGGTTCTCTCCGTATAAATTTTTGCGTTTGTTCGGTTCTCTCCGTATAGACTTTTGCGTTTTTTTACTTGCGTCTCTGCAAGACAATAGTTGTATGCGTTTGATGAGGGTTTTCTCTAACCCGTTATCTGAAAGGGATTACTCCCTCTGTAACCGAAAAATGAGCCGGACACGATTCATCATCACATCCGGCTCATAGGCTCTAACTGTATTCAGTTAGTTTTTCTTTGCTGCCTTTTTGGCAGTTGTTTTCTTGGTAGCAGTTTTCTTTGCTGTGGACTTCTTTGCTGCCGCTTTCTTATCGGCAGTTTTCTTGGCAGTATCTTTCTTTGAAACGGATTTCTTTGAAGCTGCTTTCTTCTTATCGTCCATCTTTTTCTTGTCCGCTGCTGTCTTTTTTGCAGTTGCCATTGGTTTTCTACCTCCTGATTTATAATTCTACGCACCGGCAGTTGATGATCTCATCTATCGGTGCGCCCATGCTATCATCGAGGGGGAACATCATTTTGTACCCGTTGATGATAAAAGGCTCGTTAATAGGAACTGTTTGGCTGTCTGCCTCCCAGTGGCTAACCCGGACACGTTCATCCCTCATGCTTACCCATGTATGGGTGGTCTGTTTCTTATCCACGAGGTTCTGATGATTTATCCAGTTGTATATCCAGTTCGTCTCATTTAAGGCAATTTCCGTGGCTCTAACCTCCGAGAACATTCTTTTCACACTTTTTGGAACGTCCTCTTCTTTCATCATTCCGCCGGTCATGCGAGACATTTTATAATCGTCATTACCGTTGGCATTTGCCACTGCCCTCTCTGTGGCTTCCTGAATATACTTTGCAAATCTGTACGCCTTTTCCCTTACTTCTGTTTCGTACTGATATTCAGGCATCATGGCAAAATAGAGATCCATGAGTTCATTTTCGTAATCAGCACTCGTCTTTTCGTAAAGGAAAATGCCGGAAATAAGATTGAGGAACTGTGCTGCAAAAAAGTCTACAAGTGCATTTATAAACTCCTTGGCAGTTTTCTTCCGGCGGAGCTTATCGTCTTTGAGAATGTTCATTTCGTCAAAGTATTCAACCGGATTATACATAGTTCACACCGCCTATTCTTCTACCATTGCAGTCTTACTTGGTTGCTTAGATTCCTCTGTCTTATCTTTTTCCGTGTTGTTCTCCCCACCGTTCCCCTCTTCATCCTTGTATGCGTTAGGGTTCGGTTGCTGTGTCTTTTCCTCCTTGGAGGCAAGTTTCTTCTGTATGCCATCAATAATAGGCTTACTATCAACCCATGCCTGTTGTGGATCTGTGAATAGTCCGACAGTGTTGAATGATGTAAGACCATCTACTCCGGCATTAAGCAATGCCACAAGGGAATTGGTCTTAGACACCAAATCATAGGTTTTTGTACGGCAGAAACGGATTTCAACATCTGCCGTCTCTATATCTTTCAGACCGTCATACGGTCTCTGATCTGTCTTAATGATTTCGATTGCCAAATCAATGAGCTGCATTTCCGGCTCAGTGAATAACTGCTCAACCGTCTTTGCGGAAATCTCCAAACACTGCCATCCATTGGATAACTGCATTGCACCGGTTGTTGAACCGCCGCTTGCCTCCTGCCATGACGGTGTAGAGGTAATCTGCTCCAACTGAGAATTGAGATGGTCCACAAGTTTCTGAACCTCACTCTCGTTCAATGTCTGATTGAGGTAAGTGATCTTTGCCTCCTTGCCGTCCCCAGTACTCTTTGTCATAATGACTCCATCGCCATCTACGAGGTTTTTCTTGCCCTCTTCATTTACCTGGCAGTTGTGCATCCAGAGTAAACTCTGAACGTGTTGCAGAATATCATTGATACGGTCAGAATCCACAAGATTCATTGCGTCCATCAGTGGGATAACCTTTTCAAAAATACCCATGCGGTCATTCAGATAAAATTCAACGACCGGTATTCTTCGGAGTGGGTTTGGTGCGATATTCTCTTTCAGATGATAGTCTGTCGTGTTCAACTCATGCTCAATGGTATAACAGAAATTCTTTGAGTATGCCGTAAGAGTAATTGTTCCATCATCATGTACGGAATAGGTGCATCCAAGCACTGGTTCTCTATATGCGTCATTTGAGTACACCACAAAGGTTGTAAGTGGACTTGGAACCAATAGTTCAAATGGAGAATATCTGCTCTTATTTCTGTTCGGCAGCATCATCTGGTAGCCGACACCGCAGATAAACAGGTTTCTTCCAAGGGCAATATCTTTTGCCGCTTTGCTCTGCTCCTGCATCATTTTATTGAGCATGGCGATCTTCAAATCGTCAATATTCTCTCCATCGTCCTCATCCTTTTTTCTCAAAAATCCGAATAAGGCTTTCTTCTGTTTCTTTGTAGGTTCTATTTTTGCTCTCTGTACGAAAGTGATCGGGTTGGAAAAACAATACCCCAGATGCACGTCCACAATCTTTGAAGCATTGTTTTCTACGACTGTGGCATTGAGATCCGGCCTGATTTTCTTTTCACGGTTAAGAATTGGCTGATTGCCTTTCTCATACTCAAAAAGAAAAACTTCCTGCGCCACATTCTCCTGATGTTCCATAAACGCCTTGGAGACAACCGATATGATATTGTCTTTCGTAATCTCCCTCTCATCGGTCATTAACATTCGTCTACCGAGAGTTGGACGGTTGCTTGCGTACATGAAGTTTCCCCTTTCCGAATAAAACAAAAAGAACCGATCAAGTCTACTTGTGACTTAACCGGCTCAAAGGCTCTTTGCTTAATTCTATTTTTATTACTTCCTTACATCCACGGCAGTTTATAAAAATCGTGCCGGATGCTCCGGGTGCTTTCTTGAAAAGAAGCTTTTCACGGTTTGCCCGTGCCTTACATACAGGGCAGTATACGTTTTCCGTTTCCAACATAGCTGCTCCTTTCTGTATGTGGATAGTTGCGTGGATGGGATTTGAACCCACGACCATCTGATTAAAAGTCAGATGCGCTACCGAACTGCGCCACCACACATTACTGGGCGGCTCGCCACCGCCCTATCCTACAATAATGGAGGAACCCATGGCCTCTCGAAAGAGGCAAGAGCCAAGAGTGGGAATCGAACCCACAACCTTTTGATTACAAATCAAATGCTCTGCCAGTTGAGCTATCCGGGCTTACCAATATGGAGTAGCGTTCACTACTCCATATCAAGAAAGGGATAATCCACCAACGTCTATACCAAGACACCATCATTTTAACAAAAAAGGAATGATAACGCATTAAAATATCGGTGTAGCCGATATTCAACGTAGTCATTCCTTTTCAAATGATATAATTGAAAGTTAAATGATGTAATTGAGTTCGTTATTCTCCGCGCTTTGGTTCGTAGTCTATGCAACAATCATCCCATGATGTAACTGCTCCGTAACAATCACTTTCCTCATTGGCGCATATCCAATCCATTGTCCCGTTGAAATTCTCATGCCATGTGCATGACCCGCAATTTTCACTACATCCCATTCTGCATCTCCATCAATCTCTGTGCCTCTTCCGGGCTACATACAGTCACTCCGGTTTCTTCCTCACATTTTTTAACCATGCCAGCTCCGTCTCCGGCGTAATTCTCCCAAATATGTTGAGATTCCACGAATATATCATTGATGCGTTTATACCCAAAGCCATGTGTGCGGTGCAATGCAATGGCGATAGCTGCATATATCTGTGGAACCATCTGATCTGCTGCGGTAGCAACATTCTGTGAGCGGTTTCTTCTGGCAATTTCATTCAGAGAATTTATCAATTTATTATTCTTCCCCATTATCCATATCCTCCAAAATCTGCTCTGTATCAAGCAGTTCTGCAATATCATAGGCGCAGCACGCAGGTTCTATTGGTTCTCCGCCGTAGCATACCATACCGTGGCTGCAATCTTCTGAAAGTGTGCAGTAATGACAGTAATCATCCCCATCGTGTTCGCTTATCCATTTATTGATTTTTTCCTCTTCTGTCATTTCTTTTTCATCCCTCTGATAGTATGCTTTTTACGGTTTCCTACAAATCTACCGCCGCCCTTTGGATTTCCATAGATAAATGCCGCCATATTCCCGCCGGACGGTTTCTGCGTGGTCGGTTTGAAATCTGTCTGTGTGTTTTCCTCCATAGGACGTAATGATGGCGTTTCGGGTTTATACTGAGGTCTCCACACCATGACAATCTTATTCTCTTTAGGATCGACAAATCCAATCCCATTTTCAAAGATAGTAAGATTAAGTCCATGCCGGATGCAAGCCTCTTCGATTTCTTTCTGTACCTCAACTGCTTTTTTCTGTGCTTCTGTCATACCATTTTCTCCTTTCAACGTACAGTTCTCCCAAGTCTATAAATATTTTCATCATTGATGATCGTAAATGCTGTGGAATCTTTGATTAAACAGCTATCCGGCGATACGGCTTCGCACTCAAAATCTTTAAATGCCTGTTTCTGGTACGAATATATTCTGATATTCCCATCAATAGGTATTGAGATATTGGAGTTATAAAAACATACATTGCCAAGCCTACATTGATATTTAATACGATCCTCGCTATACGCTACTCCATGTTCATTGCACACAAAGGTAAAAAACTGTCCGGCTCCGTTCTCTAATACAATAAGCCATCCTCCGGTTACTTTATCCCTGTGGATTCCATAATTGTTCACAGTGTCAGTGTATGGTATCTCAATATTTTTTCCATCCAGATTCACAATGAGATTGTCTGCAAATCTACTCACGACACACGAATGTCCCTCAGATACCGCAAAGTAACTCTCATTCCCTCATTTTTGAGGAAGTCTCTGTATTCTTTCAACTTCTCAGTTCCATCAATGATCGTATCGTACATAGCTGTGCATCCATCGGTGCTATACGAAGTGTCAAACTCTGTAATGCGCTTATAGCCTCCTACGGTTGCACTGTCGGAGAAGTCTGCTCTTGCAACCAGAATCTCATCACATTCCTTGGAATTGATAAGTGCATCTTTGAAATCCGAAAGAGCTTTTACCATATCTCTTTCATACATTCCCATAGAACCAGACTTGTCGATTCCGACAAAAATTAAATTGATGTTCTCACTGTCGATTTCATCAATGGAGGTATTTGTGATCTCAACCTCATCTAATCCGTCAATTACCTGTTCTGTTTCATTCATACCGGCTACCTCCTACAAAATATCATCTGTGCTTTTCACGATGTTTACATGGTACGTTTTCTTAAAATCATCAAAGGTCTGCTCAGTAACATCCTCAAACCCAGGAATGGAGGACATACAATCTTCCAGGATATAGATTTTCTGAGTGATCTCTGGGCGATTAGCGTAATGTTCGAGAATCTGTTTAATGCTTTCCAATACGCAATGGCTCTTTGCCTCTCCTGCAATAATGATCTTGTCGTAATTTTCCAGTTTGTTCAGGAAGTCGATATTGATGTAGTTCTTTGTATCATACTCAGGTTTGATAATTCCGTACATTTCGCTGAGTGGGTCCTGTCCTTTTACAAGACGCTGCGTAACGGCTTTCTTTGCAACAGAGTGAAAATAAATCATGTTGGCAAACTGATTTTCAAATGCAGCACCAGATGTACCCTGTAAACAGTGGTAAGACCATACGCATAAGGTTTTCTTTCCGTCTTTTTCCAGATGTTCTACATAGTCACGGCTCTGGCGAGGGTAGATAACAGCTCTGTACTTTCCAGAATCAAGGTCTGCCAGCGTAATCGGTGTGTAAGGAGCCGGATTGTTGCCATTTTCATCAATCCACCAGCACGGATGGAAAATCTGATGTGGTGTGTGGGTATCAATAGATACCGCAATGTTTGTAATTTTATCCATGTTGTTATAGATAAACTGTGTCATTCTCTCCACATCGCCGTGTGCTCCGGGAACTCCGAGTGCTCCATTATCCATGAAGTCCTGCTGCACATCAATTCCGAGAAACAATACTCTCTCTTTGTTCTGTGCTGCCGGTGTAAGCTGCTCATCGTTTGCCTTTCTCAAAATCTCATTTAGAGAAATCGGATTTGTCTGTGAACCAATACTTGCGATGTTCACAATTTCATTGTAGGGTGTTTTCATTGGTGGTTATCTCCTTTTATATTTTATTTGACCGGAGCTATTTGCCCCGGTCAGTATTTACTCTATTCGACTGTGATGCAATCATATCTCTCAGAATTGATTGTATTCTCCATAGCCTCAACCGGATTGTAGCCAAGGTTCTGCAGGATCTGTTTGAATACCGTCACGGACTGTCCGCTTGCAAGCTGCACGCCTTTACGGTTGTGATCTGCATGGAATACATCGTGTCTGCTATTCACATTCCAGAAGATAATGTTCGGGATTACATAACCGGCCTTGCGGAACTTATTTGCCATCTTGTCATAGAAAGACCACTCACGGTTTCCGCAATAGTCAATTTCCATATCAGAGATAACAACGATTGCTTTCGGCATTTCTTCCTGTGGAGTATTGTGTTTTTCCGCAATTTCAAGGACTCTCTCAAAAGCAGCTTTAAGGTCTGTATTCATATCCCAATTTGCTTTACTTACGTTGCGTATCTTCTGTTCAAGGGTTTCTCCCCTCAGAATAACCGTCTCCGGTCTGCCAGAGAACGTCATAAACAGATTGTGGTATGCGCCAACATTTCTCTCTGCAAAATAGATTGCAAGACCGATTGATGTTGCCATAGGTCTGCCTCTCATGGAACCGGACACATCCGCCATAACTAAAGCGTTTGTTCCTTTCTCCACATAATCCGGCAATGCTTTCCACTGTGCTTCGAGTACCTTACTGCTCTCTCTGCCATAAAGGATCTTCTCAACAATATCGTAAGGGAACAGTGTTGAAGCATTGATTTTTACCTCTCCCTTTTCTGCCTTGTTGATAAACTCTCCAAACCTCTCAGCATCATGTTTCATAAATGCCTTGCGATAAATCATCATCGCACGGCTCGGAACTTCCGGGTATTTGATTTCATCCCATCTTCCGGCTGACATAAGACTTTCAACGACACCGATCTGTTTTCTCATGCTACGGACGATTCTCTTGAAATTGTAGACCGGATAGCCTAATTTCTGTGCCGTAAGGATTCCGAGTTTTCTTGTGGCAGAGCTACTTGCATCTGCGGTCTTAATCCATTTTGCAAGTAAAGAAATTGCATTTCCGGCATTGAGGTTCTGTAAATCTTCCTCAAACTGTTTCTTCATTGCCGCCCACATATCGTCCTCCAATGGAGTTCCGATAAGCTCATACAGATCATCATATCTTCCGAATACACCAACCAGATCAAGGTTTGGTCTGAGTGCTTCTGGGTGTTTCTCTGCCATATAACGAATAATGGTTCTGAAAGTCTTTCTCTCTCCAAGACCGCCACGAATGTCTCTTGCATAGAACGCAATCTTTGTAGCAAAGAGTTTGTCCTGTGCGTATGCCTCAGCAAACAGAGTGGTAATTCTGTTCTCATCAGCCTCTCTCAGCGATCCGATTGTACCAAACAGATCCAGTCGGGCATCGCCAGAGGTATTCAGTGCCACTGCACCGTTTTCAGTCCGGGTAAACCTACCCTCTTCTCTCATTGCATCTGCAAAACTCATGTTTTCCTACCTTTCCAGGACTCTCATTTACGGAATTGAACCGTTTCACATTGTTTTTTAGACATTTGCTTTAACCATTGTGATTGCTGTAGGAGTCCCTATAAAATTGTTTACTGTTTCATTGTCAGGACACTATTGGGGTTTATGATTAACAGTCATATCCAAAAGGGTTGCTGTAAGTGTCCCATGTAAAGTTTTATGCCTATCTGGCTAACTTTTTAAGTTCATATCGCCTGTTATGTATCGCTCCGACAGAACGACCAATTTTCTCAGACAATTCAGAATCGGTAATCTCATGCTTAATTACCAGTGCATCTTCCTCCGCAGTCCACGGATGAGACGGATATAGAAATGACGTTTTGCTGTAATATCGCCTATGCTGTCTCTGACACGCCTTATGATACTTTTCCATATCCCTATAATCTTCTTTTCGGTTCATAGGCAACCTCTTTCTTTTTGCATGACGCTGTTTCAAACGGGAAAATATTGTCAATGGAATTTTCTGTTTTGAAAGATTGCTGTAAGCGTCACTTAATTGCCCCGACAGGACTTGAACCCGTATGCTCGATTGCTGTAAGGAACACTCCTGTCAACCATGTTCCATCCGGTTTACCATAACCGGCAATCGGGGCAGAGACGATGAGAGGAATCGAACCTCTATCCGCAGCTTGGGATTGTTATTGAAAGGAGTTTGCTGATTATGCCACTAACATGACATTCTTCTTAACAGAGCTGCTGTGCTCCCTTTGCACCACATCGCCATATAGAGTGAGGGACGGACTTGAACCGCCGACAACGTCCTTAGCATGGAATGAAAGATTGCTGTTCGGATCACGAACATGATCCGTTTTTCTTTCGTGCTCTACCAACTGAGCTACCTCACTCATGTAATTGGCGCATCTTCTTGATTTGTAAGGACATTTGCGCCATCGCCTTGAATGGAGAGGGATGGATTTGAACCATCAATGAAGCAGGCCCCAAGCTGTAATATATTGCCGTCAACGCCACGAACATGACGTATTGTACATAACTGCCGCGTCTACCGTTTCGCCACCTCTCCATATTCAATTTTCAATGCAGAAATCCGTATGAGTTGCGGAGGTTGGATTTGAACCAACGACCTCCGGGGCATGAACCCGGCAAGCTACCACTGCTCCACTCCGCCATAATGCAACCTCGCCCCTAGGCTGCTTTGTAAGTTCTGCTATGTCGTTCCTTGCGTTCCTCACTTAACCGGTGCTAACTACGACAGTATGTGACCGGCGGACTTGATTAAACATTTCCGTACACCCGCTTAATGCCCCCTATTGGCGGTTTTGCCGAGACCAATGGCAATGTCGATAGGAATGTCTTTCGGGGGAATCTCTCTAACCCAACTGGTTTATCGTCCGAAGTCAGGACGGCTTTTTATAACACTCTGGATATTGTCTTTCCAGAATTATTCAGAATGAATACCATAGTATCAGGAATACCAATGCGGCTATACACATAAGTAACTGTATCTAAAGTAACCACTGTGAGTGAAACATTCTTCTCTAATGGTGGATCACCAAGATACCAAATAATGTTATCTCTGCACAATCCAGTAGCACCAATAAGTTCCTTTGCCTTGTTGAAATTCTTCTGTCTGATTTCCAATTCTTCGTCTGAGGATTCAGCGTTGGATATTTGAAGCATATCCTTTTCGATAATAACATCAAAACACTGAATAACCTGGGATTCCTCAAAGGTATCATTTCTGACACCCTTTTTAATTGTTTGTAATATCATACCTTTCTTCCTCTCTGTCTACGCCTTTCGGCTTATTGTCCCGTTCCGGACCGGGATTGGATAGGTAAGGAATCGGACCTTACACTGGAATATTACGATAGTCGCAGATTACCTCATGTGTTTGGTGCATACGGATTTTTGAACCTATCGTATCAAAGGTGGGTGGCTGCCATTCCTGCTTGTTCCAATCACTGCGCTTTGCGTTGTTGCCACACCGGGACGCACCTTTTCCTCAACCGTACTAATATTGCAGTTACCCTTTACTGCCTACTATCCAATTCTGAAACCTCCTCCACCGGTGGAATACGGTTTCATAGCGGTGCATACAGGACTCGAACCTGTACTGCATTTCTGCAGGACGACTTAGCAAGACGCTCCGCTACCATTACGGCAATGCACCATACGCCGTGTTAGGGATTTGAACCCCAGAGACTTTTACATCCAGACAGTTTTCAAGACTGCACCCTCGACCAACCGGACACACGGCAGAGTAGTTTTCCCTTGGTAACGTACAAGTCGGAGTTCCTCTATCCGCCGGTCGTAAACGCCCTTTCGTAACCTTTGTGGAGTGCTTTGAAAGAGTAAGTCAAGTGTCTCCAACTGGCAAGGTGGGGATCGAACCCACGACATTCTGATTAACAGTCAGACGCTCTACCACTGAGCTACAAGCCATTATTGGAGTAACAGGACTCGAACCTGCGCTAACCAACATCCGTAGTGTTGTGCTCTATCCATCTGAGCTATACTCCAATGCAGTCCGGCAGTGACTTGGATGGTTGCCGCCACCGAACCGATGCAACGTGTAAGACAGTTGCCAACAAGGGTATTTCATTTGTATATGCGGTTCTCGGACCCTGCACCCCTCCGCAGTCCTATAAGTAGTCCCTCAGCGCAAGGCTGTCACTCTGCTTACAGAACCCACGGCATTTCTGCCGCCAGATTATGCTCTCATAAACCACCGACTATTTACTCAGAGAGCCTTGGCGCGTCCAACTCTTTGCGCCTTACCTCGGATGTCAGGTTGTTATCGCAGTTCTCCGCCTTTCCGTTCTGCGCCGCTTAAATCGCTGTAACGCTCATGCACTCTAAGCAGTAAATTTTCCGCACCGGAGTTTTTCTTAAAAAACTCTTGGTAATGTAAAAAGCACTTACGTTCTCGCCACCTCGCCGCGCCATTTCTTTCCTGTGTGAGCCGGAATAAGAAATTGGTAAAGAAATCCGCTCGTCCTACGGTGGGGAGTTGAACCCCACTTTCCCCGGCATGGTGTCCGTGGCATTTCCAGTTATGCTATCGTAGGCATCGTTGCAACGATGGTCTTTAGCGTGACTTACGCAAGCTCTCCAAGTTTAAGTCCTGTCGGCTTTCCCGGACTACTCACATAAGCCTCTCAGTGAGCATTGCAATCTCCCTATTTAATGATTGCTTACCACGGCTTTCGCCAATACTTTTCAGCCGGAACACTAAACCAACTGTAAACAGTCAGCGTTATTCTCGGTTGAAATGTTCGATGGGAGAATCGAACTCCCGTCCCCACCGTGAAAAGGTGGTATCTTGACCGCTTGACTAATCGAACAGGTGTGGTTTTTACTTTTTGACTGGAAGCAAGGTACCCTTTAACCACAAAAAATCGTAACCAGGTTCTTGCAATTCTCCGCAGAGAAGCCATTCGCGTCCGGTAAATTCTCTGTGAATAGGCTGCAATCTACCTAAATGGGCGAAAGAGGAATTGAACCTCCAATGTTTACCGCGAGGGAACGGATTTACAGTCCGCCGCAACACCACCAATCGTTGCCGTTCGCCCGGAATTTTCTTTGTATCGCCAAGAACATTAGGAAAGAAGCGGTGGGAATCTTAATCGCTAGAGCTACACCCACAGGTGGAATCGAACCACCACACTACACCAAGTTCGCTCCGATCATTTAGCGATTTACTTCATCTTTCAGTGCTTTACCGGCTTTGAACTTAGGTGCTTTGCAAGCCGGAATGGAAATCTCTTTTCCGTTCTGAGGGTTCTTACCAACTCTGGCAGCACGCTCAGTCACTTCAAATGTCCCAAAACCGACCAACTGCACTTTTCCGCCTTTTCCAAGTTCTCCGCCTACGATCTCAACAAATGCGTTGAGTGCTTTTTCAGCATCACTTTTGGAAAGTCCGGCATCGTCAGCCATTGCCTGTACTAATTCAGCTTTATTCATTGCTCTGTACCTCCGTTGTTGATGAAAGATCTCCAATGTCTACGATTGTGTCTGTGCCATCAGACAGTGACACTTTCGGCAGTGCGCCGTCCCACTTCTCCAAATACATCTGCTGCAAGATCTTATTCGTCAGCGAATCATTCAACAGCTTATTGGCATCCGCCTCTCCCTGTGCTTTAATAACGGCAGCGTCAGCTTCGCCCTGCGCCTGAGTAGTTTTTACCTTGGCATCTGCCTCAGCAGCTTCTATCTTTTTCTGATTTTCGATCTGCTGCTGTTCATAAGCCAACTGTGCGGTCTGTTTTTCAGCGATTGCCTTATTGTAACTGTCCTCAAAATCAGTATTGGCAATTACTACCTTGTTGATGATTACTACGTCCTCTCCATATTTCTCATCGAGGGCTTTCTGAATGTTCTGCATGGAAAGAGGCTCTACAATTCCTCTGTTCGTTGCATCTGTTGAGGTCAAGGACTTACTGCTTGTCTTGATTGCGGAAGCCACAAGTGTCTGCGTTACAAGGTTTTCCTTATAGTTGCTGACGTTGGCATAAATCCATGCGGACATTTCCGGGTTGATCTGGTATGTAACTGTGATGCCATCATAATACAGTGCTGTTCTCTCTGATGTTTCAGACCAAATCTGTCCGTCAAACACAATGTCCTGCTGCTTGTTGTTGACTTTCTCAATCTTCTGGACGAATGGGATCTTCCAATTTGCGCCGTTCTGTATTGTTGTCTCATCAATCTGTCCGAATGTGCTTTTAACTCCGGTATATCCGGTCGGTATAATCACGAGCGAATTACCTACTCCGAATACAATCAGACCAACAAGTATCACAACAACAAAACCTTTTGGGAATTTTGCTTTCTCATTTCCCTTTTCCTCGATTTCATACTGTTTTAACGAACATCCTGCAATGATGCCGCCGAGGAAAAGTATGATTCCGATAATCGTCAAAATGATACTCGTTCCGTTCTCCTTTTCCGTTTGTATTACTACCTCTGGTAGCCGTCACGGTCATGCGCTGGACATTCCGTTTCTGTTCTGCATCGGCGCACTCAACCACCTTACTTCGTCTGGTCTATCTTGGTGTAGCTTCCATTTACCCGGGAAATGCCAGATCGCCATGCGTGGACCATCAGGGACTTGAACCCCAGACCATCCGGTTATGAGCCGGACGCTCTAACCAACTGAGCTAATGGTCCATACCTCACACTTGGGGAGATTCCATGTGAGGTCTCGGAGGATCATTGTAAGTGGGAACCCTCCGATGTAGGATTGCTGTCGGGGAACAGTAATCCTGAGTGGGAAGTGTTGGTGTCGAACCAACTCCTATGGATTTTCAGTCCATCGCTTCTACCGAGTTAGCTTACTTCCCATATTACGGCACTGTTACTGTGCCGTAATGGTTAGGAGAAACTTTAATGCCATACCTTGTGTGTTTAGTCCGTTGAACTTATGTCCGTGTCACTTGGTATGGTCGTAGTATAGCGCACTAAACATTCTTTGTCAAGTGGAATAAACAAAATTTTCAAAAAAAATTGTTTTTCTGTGTGCAGTCGGCTTTACAACCGTTTTTCTGAACGTCAGAAATCAACTTGCTTACAGGGATTTTGAGAAAATTTGCTATATCGTATATCTTGTCGATTGACGGATAACTTTTGCATTGTTCCCAATCACTCACGGTATTCTGTGCCACATGAACGCCCGTTGCAAGTTCGTGTTGTGTAATTCCCCTATTCGTTCTTTCTTTTTTCAAGTTGGTGGCGAAACTATATTGTCCCATGCTATCCCTTTCTATATTCCTAAGTCACTTCTCTTTACTACCTGTCCCTCTCCGCCAAGAAGAGCATCTACAAACTGGGCGAACATTGCCAGAGTGTCCGGCGCATCATCATGTTTATTCTTTCCGAGCTGTGTATAGCTGCAAAGGAATGACATCATCACACCGTAATCACTCTTAGGCTCATATTCTGTAATATCCTTGAATATGACGTGTTCCTTAACCCATGAGGAATTGACGATGATCTTGGTCTCTTTGTTCTGAGTAGTGTATTTCTTCGTAATATGGCATCTGCCGCCTTTGGCTTTGACAAGTCTCTCAACTTCATTTGCGGTTCTGCTACCCTCTTTGTTACTCTCGAACTGTGCTTGCTGTACATGATGCTTAACAAGCATATCTGAGTTGAGTTCGTCCAAGGTTCCAGGGTCGATGTTCTTGAATACCAGATCTTCCAGATAGTATCTGTCTCCGTACTGATAGAAAACTCCGAGGAAGTTGTAGTCTGTACCGGTGTCTTTGGTATCGCAGATTGCCAATATAGAATCCGGTTCTCTGTCCGGCAGTCCTCCGATATATCTCTGTAATTCTGTTGGATGATACAGAATACCCTCTCTCTCAATCGGATCGCTCTTGTACAGGCAGCGATATGATACATCATCCATCGACATTTCCATATCGTGGAAGTATTTCTCATCAAATCCAACATCGTAATCGTAATCAAAATTGCTTTTTCCGGTCTGAGGATCAATGTCTGGAACAGCAATGAACTCTGCCCTCGGATTTCCCTCATACATTCTTTCAAGCCGGCCAATAACATCATGCACGCTCCACCGGGTTGCAATGTGGATCTCTTTTGCTTTCTTCTTTTTACGAGATTTAAGGTCTGTGGTGTACTCTCCGTACAACTTATCCAGACGATCAATAGATAAAGCCTCTTCGATACCGGAAACCAAATCGTCCACATACAGAAATCCCTCGCAACGGGTAACGCCGGTAAGGGAACCTCTGATTGGTCTGCAGGTCAGCGTCTTAAACGGCTGCCATCTTCCAAGGTTTATTGTCTCTTCTTTCGCGTTGTTTCCCTCAAATACAATATCCGGGAACACATCGCTCCAACAATATTCATTACTGGTAATTATGTTGAGAACAGCATCATAGAACATTCTCGTCATAAATCCAGAATGGGAGGACATAAGGTTTGGTGTGTTTGGGTAATGCCCCATTACAAACGATATAAAAAACTCTCCCAGTGTGGTCTTGCCGGTGCCAGGAGGCATTGATATTGATAGAATATCCAACTCATCATCAATAAGCCTCTGCATCTTCTGTACAAGCCAATAAATCTTATTTCTTCGTGGCTGATAGTATCTGTCCTCGGGATCTCTGTTCTTTTCCACATAAAGCAGATAAGAGTCAAAATCCTTATGTTCCTGCGCCAAGAACAAAAGAGCCTTATTGTACAAATCGTAATATTTAATATCTCCTGTCGCACATAGTCTCAGTGCAAGGAATCTGACCTTGTTCGCTAATTTCCGCGAAAGTTCTTTATCTTCCTGGATAACCTCATTTGCCATTCCGAGTAAGGACAGAAGATTGTCATAGTCACTCAGATCGCTTTTCAGAAGCCTTACGATAATCTCTTTATTCGATAGTTCGTGTTGAGCCATGAAAATTCATCCTTTCTCACGGCTCTACACGGCTCTGTAATATACCTACGGCATAACGATTTTAACTTTCGCATCCACAATAATTCCACATTTCATAGGATCATCGTATGTTTCAAACTGAATTGCACCATTTTCTTTAAGTGCTCTACCAATTTTTACTGCCATTCTGTCTTTTATGATTTCTCCCATATTGTCACTTCCTGCTTCAAATATTGTGAGTGTTTTGCGTTCTCCATATGTTCTAATCTCTTTTCTGCCATACACCGATTGCCAACCTTTTAATCGGCGGTTTTCTTCTAAGATTGTGTTATACGCCGCTTTCAGGCGTTTCCTTTTCAGGCGTGTCTCTTTCCGTTGCTTTTTCACGTTTTCCCTCCTGGTCTTTTCTGTCTCGTACACTCTTACTGCAAACACTCAGAATAACCATATTGAGATGCTTATTCTGTTCTTTGAGCTGAGAGTTCTGTTCCAACAGCAGCTCATTCATCTGTGTAATTTCTTTCTTCACTTCGTTGTTGGACTTTGCATCTTTCCAGCCAACAACAATGTAAAGCACCAATATCGCAATCCAAATGATTGCCAAAATAATATCTAACATTCTTTTATTCCTCCGGCATATAATAAACTCCGCAGCTATACGCTGTAACATCCGCCTGTCCGTTGCCACGAACCATAATAATGCTATGATCCATTGCCAGGTCCTTTACGGCATCCTCAGATATGTTGCAATTCTTAGCCACTATCATATCAGGAGGAAAAGCGTTTCCAAGTAACTGTTCAAATACTTCTTTCCCTCTCTGTTCTGTGTCGTAAGCTGCAAGTGTGTAATCATCGGCAGTAATTCTTTTTCCGTTGAGCGCAATGCTTTTGATATTGCCGATGTTCACTACGTTGCTACGATCCTGGTCTACAATATACATCTCTAATCCTCCAACCACTTATTATCAAAATAGCAGAATCCAAACACGGCTGCTCCAATCAAAATTACCCATACAACCCAGAAAATTACCAACCCGGCAGTTCCGCTTGAAACCATATAGTCCACCGCTTCATCTATCGTATCTGCCTGAATGAACGGTGTTCCGTCCTCTATGGTATTATCTTTGAGATTGGCATAGATAACTCCGCTGTATTCCGTGTTGATAACATAGTACAAATACCTCACATGGGACGATTGCTTAATCGTGTCATACAGGTAAGACCCCGGCATCTGGATTTTCCCATACGGAAACTCCACACCAAGGAATGACACCGTTTGACTATGGCTTTCCCAACTATCGTAGTAATCCCACGAATAATATACCTCCGTGGTGTAATAAGTCTGCGTTTTCCCATTTACCGTCCGTGTATGTGCCACCTGTCTCGTATGTCGGTTGTAGTGTTGTTCCTCAACCTTTATGTAGGCAGTTGGTACTCCACCTATGCCCGGATCTGTAACAGGGTCTACTGCCACCAGATTTCCTTTCACAAACGCATTTCCCACATCAGTTCGCATACCATACTGAAACAGTTCTGCATTTCCATCAATCTGCATGGCTTGATAGTATTCCTGATTCTGTTCGTCATTGTGTGAAGCTATCTTTTCACTAATGAAAAATCCACCCATAAGCATGATAAGGATAATGACGATGCTAAACATCAGTTCACGCACCGTCATATCCCAACCGTTGCCGGAGTAGATTATCTTACTCCCTTTCCTCATAGGCTTATTCTCCAAACAGATTGCTTACCGGCTGTCTGTCCTCTTCGCTGTATTCCAGGTAGTTGTAATTGATAACCTCATATCCCATAATTCCCAAGATCTGCTTATAAGGGAATTTACGCACATATTTCTTATATGCTCTTACCTCGTTATTGTAGGCAGTGCGGTACTGCAGGATCATATTCTCTGTGGTTGAAAGCTCATTCATCAGTTCCTTGTAATTCTCATTGGATTTTAATTCCGGGTATGCTTCGGCAACCGCAGCTATGGAAGTTGTCACATTCTCAATATCTGTGGTGCTGCCATTGTTTCCTCTTGCTTCCACGACATTAAGAAGAGTCTCTGCCTCATGCTTATCGTACTCCTTGACGCAATCTGCCAGATTGTAGATAAGATCCGTTCTGCGTTTCTCCTGTGCCTGAATATCAGAGTCAGCCGTAAAGACCTGTTCCTCCAACGAAACCGCTCTGTTGTTGGTACTTACAAAAATTCCTGCTATCAGTAATACAAATGCGGCTACGATGCCGACAATAATCCCTGTTCCTTTATTTTTCATTGTTGTTGCCCTCCATCTTTATCATAAATTTGTTTTCTGCCAATACGATTCCTCCGGGAGTTTCCGTGAATATTGGCTCTGTTCCGTTGTAAATCTGAAATTCCACATCATTCCGGCAGACGGCATCTCCGCCGTCCATCGGAATAGCTGCCAGAACTTCTTTTGTATCGGTCTTATAGACCACCACTGTTGTCATATTGCACCTCACATGAAGTAATCATAACCGACACCATACTTCGCCATGATAAGACTCTTTGCCATTTCCTCTAACTTCTGGTGTTCGGTTGCATCCAGATACACACCCTCATAGGTTCCGCCCTGATTTCCCATCCAATCATACTTGCAAGGTAAAAGTTCATGCACAAGATCCTTTTCCATGCAATGTTTGAACAGCGTATTGTTCTCTTTGTAAGATTCATCGCTGAGTAACTGGATGTTTGCCTGACTGGATTCAAATACGAATGTGTTATATCCGGCGGCATCAATTACCTCTTCTCCGTCAGGATTCATAATTTTATCCTCAACGTGCGCCAGTATTAGCCACCCATCAAGGAATAACCTATGCTGCCACTCTCTCAGGCACTCTTCCAACTGCTCCTGATTTTCAAAAATATCAATCGGTTTTCCCATTACTCTGCCACCTCATAAGTCTTTTCAAAAATATCCGGTTTGCAAGGGTAAAATTCTCCGGCAACACCTTTAATGATGTAATCTCCAATGTTAGCCAAATGATTTCCCTCTAAAGTTTTGATTACCAATCCGCCTTTCACGGCGGCGTGGTCTATGCGGAAATGTTCTCCAAACGCCTCCATGTATTCGTCTTTCTTCTCGCCATTGGTAAGAAAGTCAAACATTTCCCTCTGGTTTTCTCCAGTCCATTGAATCGCCTCAATCACGACAGGCTTTTTTCTGTACCTCATGTGTTCTCCTTTACTTTCTTGGCAGATTTTACCTTGATTTTCTTCCTGCCGAACTGCTGATATACCAGAGCAGACGCATGAACACTGTCCGTACTGCATACGGTAACAGTTCTGCGGATTGGTTTTCTCTCAATGGTTTCAAACACTACTTTGTACCACCGTTGTTTCATTGGTTCTGCCCTCCTGTATTCTCCCATATATTCTTTCGCACTTTTCGGCGTGTTCACATCTGATTGTGGTTAATGCCCTTTGGGTACGATCAGCCAATACAGTAATATCAACCTTATCAACGTCAGCTTCAAAATCAGGGCAGAAAGCACAATAATCTTTCACTCTGAGTTCCATTCCATTATCCATGACAGCCCACCGCCTTTAACATACTGATTTTCTCTACCAGAACATCAACCGTTGCGTTGAGCTTGCTGTTCTTAATGCAAACTTCCTGATAATCCTCATATAATTTTCCACCATTCAGCATTTCAGTCTGTTCCTTGACTGTGGCATCCAGCTCTGCATTGAAACTTTCAAGCTGTTCAATCTGCTTCCTCAGATTATCATTCTCTTTTTCTACTTTCGCATTTCTTTCTTCCAGAGATTTCTTGTTTGCTTTCAGTCTTTCAACCTCGCTCGTAAGTTCTCCGAGTTTCTTTATCATTTCCTGCTCAGACATGATTCCCTTTTCCTCCGTCTCTTCTACTCCGAGAAGTACCTTAATCTGTTTCTTTGAAATGTGATATGCCATTGCAAGGGTGGCTATGGATTCCCCGGAAGAATACTTTTGCTCAATCTCTGTTTTCTTCACGGAAATATCCACACCATTCGTATTGAACATACGCTTGTAGCCGCCCTCTTCCAGAATTTCTACTATTGTCTGTGTGTCGCACACATTCAAGTCTGCAAGAATGGGTATCTGTCTCTTATGGTTCTTCGCCAAGCGGTAATCCATTAAGATTTGTCCCTTATCCATTCTTACCTCCCTGTTTTACCCCCCCACGGAGAAAAAGTCCTCATAGATTGCCTTGATAACTTCCGCATCGTAGAGTGCATTGTGTTTTTGACCTTTCGGCAAATCAATTCCTCTGTCTGTAAGGATCTGTTCTCTCGAAATGTCAAAAGCTGCCTTTTCTGAAATATCCAAAATCATTGAAATGTCCTGGCAGAGATCGTGGCAAAACGGATTGATGTAGTCCGGCAGCAACATGGCTCCATCTGCAATCAGTTCGCATAATAAAACCATATCGTAATGGCACACATCAGAGACAAACTGAATATCATCTCCGAAACCATCAAGCCAATTAAGCAATTCTGTTCTCACATCGTCCCTGTTGCCAATCACTCTTGTCGTAAGCTCATCCTCTTCCAGTTCCTTTTCCAGCTCCGTGTTGCCACTCAGGAGCAGATGATCCAGAACATTCTTGGTAATCCAATCATCGCACTGCGTATCATCATAATCGGTCAGTTCCGCATAAAACCTTTCGCCCTCATCAGAAACCAATCCGATACTTACGAGCGTTGTATTCTGATGCAGACCGGTAAACTCTGTGTCAAAAAATATCTTTCTCATTCAGTTCCCTCCGTTTCATCCGGGATCTCCGGCACAGCTTCAAAATTCACTCTCAGATACCGTTCAAACAATGAAGCGCAGACCATTGTGTAGCTGTATACTTCCTTGTCAAGAATCTCATCCTTGATAGAATCTGTAATCTGAGTCATCATAATTGCTGTCGGAGCCGTTGATTTCTCATTCTCAAAGGCTTTCAGCATAATGTTGCCATCATATCCCTTGGCAAATTCCCTCAGCGTCATTGGTTATTCCTCCGATTTCTGTGCCTTTTTAGCTTTCTTGGCAGCTTTCTTTTCCTCTTTTTCAGCCTGTGCCATCTCAGGGATGAACTCACGGAAGATGTTGTTATAATTTCCGTTGTTGCCGGCCCATTTCTTCACGATAGCCATAGCCAGACCGGCTTCCTCGGAATAGGTATCAGCCTTTTTAGGCTTACGGATGGTTATTTCCTTGCCATCAACAACCTTTTTCTTGATTTCCACATTATCCATGCAGTTTACAACCGTCTTTGTGCCGTCAGACCAAAATACGATTGTTGCCGGATTCTGGAACAGGACTTTCTCGATACCGTATGCTCCAATGGGCTTGTCCTCAACCATTGCTTCTACACACAGTTTGTCCCAACGATACGGGCTACCGCATATATGATTGATCTTTCCGGCGTAAGTCGTGCCGTCCTCGCACTCGATAGTTACTTTCTTAAATTTCTTGTCTGCTAAACTTCTATCCATATTGTCCTCCTTAATACCTAACTGGTTAAAAATGTCTCCAAACAATGTTTCTCCCGGAATAGCGCATGATGCTATAACCTGATCTCTTAACAATCCGATTGTGGCATTTTGGCATTTCTGTGAAAAACCATCTATGATACTCGCAACAGGTATATCATCAAAATCCGGCCATGGTTCTCCGAGACAGCGTGCTCTTTCGATGCTCACTCTCCGACACTGTTCTGCCGATGATGCTGCCGTTTCCTGTCTTGCATTTTCCCACCATCGGTTTTCGGTAAATGCCGAGTGTTGCATCACTCTGTCAAATGTTTGTAATGGTGGTATCAGCCGTTCTTTCGGTAATCCAAAGCGTTCAAAACCCTGCATGGCAAACGCTATCGGATCTGGTAAATGTGCCGCTTCTGGCGGTCTCCACGGTTTCTTTTCTTTCTTTTCCATTGGTGTCCTCCTTGTGATTTATTATCAAGGGTGGTATGCCCTTAATCTCATGTTGAAATTGTTCTCGATTTTCGCTACCACGCAGTCCTCTTTCAGTATGCACTTGGCGCATTTTTCGAGATTTCTGTAAGGTTCTCTGCCAAAACATGGGCGAAACAGCTTATTTATGGCAGATTTCTTCATTTTCACTTCAAAAGGTATTTCAAAACCATCTTTCAGATGTGAAATATCCGGCATATCATACTCTTCATCCAGTGTAGGTTCAGATATTTCCTTAATTTCCGCAAGCGGTATGGGATCTCCGAGCCATTCATCCATGATAAAGAGCTGTGGTTTGGTCTCATGCATGGTTCAATCCCCTCCATTTCTCATCCATCTCTCAAAACTTTTCCTACATTTAGGGCATAAATCTATATTTGTTACTCCGTCCAGAAATCCGTCCTTGGCATGGAGGCCATGTATATTCAGCCACTTCTTGTGAAGCATACTTCCGTTCTTCCCATCTATTTCTGCACCGCATCGGTCGCATACATATCGTTCTGTTTTCATGGTTTCTCCTTGTAAAAATCATTTGATGATCTCATAATATTCGCCCTCACACTCTTTCGGAGCCATAGTTCCCCATCCGTCAGCCTTTCTCAGTTCATAATGGGTTCCTCTGTCGATGGCAAAGAGTTCTTCCCCCTTGTCAATGGTCATTTCCATATTCTTCTCAATGTCGTTTACGACAATATCCTGTAAGAAACGTGCTATCATGTCTCTTTCTCCTTTATCACTTCGGCAAACGCCGGATTCTCATGCAGCTTTTCAGTAGGCCATCCCATGTGATGATACAGTTTTTCCATAAATTCAAGGCACTCTGCCTTGTCATATGTCAGTAGGAAACACAGTAATTGTTCTCTGTTATACATCACTGATGGTCCGACTCCCATTTTAATGTAATCATAATCTGGGTAACGTACCTGAAACTCATTCGGTGTTGCTGCCAGTATCTCAAATTTCACTGCCGATCCGTGCGGTTCCCTTATGCAATGCCTGAATGGTATCATGTTCTATCCCTCACTCTCTTTTCCCACCGTTCGTGTTTGCGTGCCATCTGTTCCTCATCTACTGTCAATGAAAGTTCTCCGGCACACTGTACGACATCCGTGTACTCTTCTCTGATATTTGCAATAGCATCTTTCTCTGTTACAGGTGTCGGATTCTCTTTTCGTATGATCCTTGCCATTTTGAGTGCTGCCTTTGCAAGTTCGGTACATTCCTCTGCAAGCTGTTCCAACATTGCAGCTTCGCCAATTTCTTCAATAATTTTCATTATCTCTCCCTCTTTGTGATAACTTTAAGTCTATCCAGTGGATATGTCTCCACTTTGCCATCTTCCAGAACGACAACCGCTTTTGTGCCAAGCAGGCTCGTGATTGTATCTATCCATGTTCCTTTTCTATTCTCACAGTGAGTACAATCTGGTATCTCATTGCACATATCAGCAATATCGTTACAGAATTTGCACTCTGCATAGCTTCTTGTGATTTCTACCGGTCTATCCATTTCGCACATCCTCCGATACGTCAAAATTCTCTAAATGCTCATATTCGACAGTTTCTTGTCTGATTTCAATTTGATTTTCGCTATGCGTTTCTGTTCCCTATCCATCTTTTTGATGCACTTATCCAACTGCCTTGCGTATGGACTGCTATTCGGGTCTGAGCACTCCATAATAAAAGCCTCTCTGTGTGGAGACTGATAAGGGCTTTTGTATCTGTATTTTTCGTATTCTCTTCTCTCTGCCACTATCAGAATCACAATTTTCAATACAAACCACGCTGTATTGAGCAAAACTAACCCTACGATAACCGCAACAACCGTCTTTACCATCTCTCTACCTCCGTCTTTTACACTAAAAATTTCTCAATTCTTATCTCTCCGCATTTCTTACACCCACATCTGCATACATCGTACTTAAAGCCGCTGTAATCATGTGCCGTCCAGAGGACTTCCAACACTTCCCACTCATGCTTGCACAGAAGAAAACACGATACTAAAATCTTGTCGAATAGCCTTTTATACCACGGTTCCTTGTGCCAAGACCTCTTTTTATTTTCCGGGGAATTTTGGGAATTGCTGTTTTCATCGTTCATCCGATTTTACCTCCTATGAGGCGTAAGCCTCCGCCGATTTTTAATTTTTGCCTGTTATTGTTTCTACGAGCAGACGTGACGGCATCCTCATTATGAGGTTATTACACATTTGATTCAGACGATGGTTTTCATCTGCAAGCGTATTTACCATGAGGTACAATCCCTCTTCTCTGGTAAGTTCTCCGCGCTCTATCATCTGCCATACTCGGAATACCGTTGCATTGTTTCTGATATGCGTTTCAGAGATTCCTACGGTGTATGCCTCTGTCATGCAGTCCGGTTGAACTTCCGCAGTGTGTCCTCTTTCCATTTGTCCCATGCGGTCTGTTTCTTCTCTCTGCATACTTCCGCCTCTCTCTGCTTATTCTGTGTTGCTGTTTCTTTGTTCTGTTCCATATTTCTCTCTTTCTATGCCGGTAGGCATCCGCCGATTTTGGATTTTGTGGTTTTGTAAAGTCCTCACTTTCCTTTTGTTATTCGGATGCCGTGTTTATACTTACATTGTAAATTGGGTGGTTTACGGTAATATGGTTATTTGCCATTTTACGATTGGGGTGGTTTTTGGCTTTTTAATTTTTCGGGAACTCAGAGGGGTGAGTTGCCCCGGGAACGATCCGCCACAAACCCCCGCCCCAGGGTATAAGCTGCCGGACCTCTGCGCCCTGGCATCCTACCAACCGCCGCCGGATCTGCCCGAGTTCGTAAAAGTAAAAGAAAACGAACCACAAAACACCGATTTTATAATATTTCTATGTCCTCCGCATCCTCTGCCGGGTCTGTCCCTCCGGTTTCTACTGGTAAACGTTGCACAATGTCCGCCGCTGTCGGTAACTCCTGCGCCTGTTTGCCTACATTCAGATCTATTTTCTGCGCCGACTGGGTGTAACCGTGATTATTATTAAAATCAGTAGCAAACACGATCGGCGGTATTTCTCCATTAAATGCAAGTTGTTTCTTGTATGCGGCTATGTTGTTCTTCAATATTTTTATTGTGTCGGAATACACACCGGGGCGGGTTCTTTCCCAATCGTTTAGAGTATCGCGGGA